GGCAGGAATAGCATCGAAGCAGATCGCCCTCATGAAGTAATCTGTCATCGTTGCATAGATCGCAAGTAACCATTGATGGCTCTACTTTTACTCCGTCATCCGTAAAGGTGGCAGTTAAGCCAGAGCCATTAATAATTTGTAATTCACCCATTTATTCACCTCCTTCAAAATACCATTTTCCATTAGCTGTGAGTTTTGCCCACTTAGGTGGACATTCTTTTGCTTTACAAACATAACCATAATAAGGCTTACCTCCTTTAGAGATTCCTTCTTTCAAAATATGACCATGCTGGCATGCGGGTGGCTCATTAGGTATTGATGATCCAATCTGATCTACAACATCACCAACAGACCAAGCAACAGGTTCAGGCTCTTTCTTATCAGCTGCAAAACTATCTCTAAGAATTGTTTCAATTTGTGCTGACTTTGATCCAGCCTTGCCATACATATTTTGGCGGCTTTCTAGCTTCTCCTTAAATGATGGATTGCTTTCAACCTTTCGCATGTCATCCTTGGTAGCAGTTTTGTCAGATCCTTTAAGTAGAATAATTGCTCTACCTAATGCGCTTGTCGCAGTATCCTCAACATAAAACTTTTTCATGTTTTGAATATAAGTTTCCCGAGATCCGAAAGCCACATTGGAAACTGCCGGAGCAGCATCTTTACTATCTCTCCAAATAGTTGCTTGGATCAAGATAAAACCCTTTTCAGGATCATGGCTTATGACTGATAAATCAGATCTAAACATTGGGTAATTGCTAATCAGCCATTTGTTAAGAGTAGCCACATCCTCATAATCCTCAAGATTGAATGCCATTGTTAATCCTCCCAGTTTTCATCTTTGACTGCATCGAGCACAGTTTTATAGACAGATCCATAGGCAATGAAGTCTTTGATGCTGTCGTAATGATCTGGGGTTTCACTAAGCCTAGAAACCTTGACGAGTGCCATACATAATGCAGCTTGGTGTGGTGTGATTGGGAAGTCGAGATAAGCAGACCAAAGACCTGCAATTCTTTTGTGGTTGTAGTATGGATGTCCATAAACACTTCCACGCTGTTGAATCGTAGTAATGACCTCATCAAACAGCTGCTCAGTTTTTGTCATAATCAAAAACTTCATCTGACTGCTGCTTAATAGCGATCATTCTGCGGTGCATATCCCAACCCGTTGCACGACCACGCCAATAGCCCCGATTGTAAATTTCGGTTTGCCATAGATTAACTGCATAGGCTAACAAGCCCGTTGCTATCATGAACCATAAAATGGTGATTCCGTTGATTTTCATACTGCTCCCTTTACCCACAGCGTTCGTGTGGATACAGAAAGTATGACCTAAATCAAGGACGCTTGGTTATTTTCTTTCGGAGTGTTGTATAACGATTAGATAACGCTAATATCCTCAAAATCATCGATATGGTCATCAATCGTGCGTTCGTGATAATCGGTTTCAAGACCCATAAGTCCGTCTATTATAGGTAAATGATCCGTCATGATTGACCGGAATTAACTCAACTTGATGTCCTTTATTGCCAAAACTGAGCACAGTGAAGCCCATATTCCAGTCGGCTGAGTTATATTTTAGGTAAGTCGCCTTACGCATATCCATGAGGTGACCGGCTTCTATGCCCCAAATCGTTGAATAACGCCCGTTTAAGCCAGTTTGGTGTCGAACTGCACCCTGACGATGGCTATGCCCACAAACTACGCTAGAATGCCACTTTTTGGCGAGATTAAGGCTAGTTATACCCGCATGCTTAGACATGTTACCTTCATCGCCATGAGCCAAGTGCCAGCCTTTTTCAAACTCGTAGGCTCTTTTATGAAATCTAATGCCCAAGCTGCTGAAATCCATAAACTTGTCATAAGCCAATTCCGGTAATCCAATAAGTGATGGCGCACCTTTAAGCAAGGTTTGATAAATTCGATCCGTATGATTTGATCTAACAATGTCTGTCGTGCCTAGGTCGTAAAGTATTTCCTGACCGAGTTTTCTTTCCTCATCAAGTGTTTCTGCAAACTCTAATTTTGTCCCCTTTGCCCAACGGCTTTGTGAACCAAGATCCATTTCATCACCAACATTTAATACAAAATCAAACTTTTCATGCCTTGCCATTTTAATCAAATTAGAAACTGCCTTTGGATGATGCAGAGGAATCTGCAAGTCAGGGGTTACAAGATACCTACGATTGACCTTAATCGTCATCCTCATCGTCAGTTGGATCTATGGAAGGAATAATCCCGCCATCGCCTACGACCCAATCAGGAAAAGTTTTATGTTCAGTCATAAGCCAGAAAGCATGTTCAGGCGTAAATCCTGCTTTTCTAGCTGCTTTGTAACATTCATGCAAAGCCAAGTAATGCTGGTCTATTTTGCTTAATGGCTCAGGAGTTTGGCGAACGACACGACGATTGATCTTTTTGCGTTTGATAGGTTTTCGAGTGTTCGCCATAAATAAAATTATCGCTTAGAGATTAAAACAAATAGATCATCGACACGCTGTTCAAGTCTTGTAATTTGATCCTTGATGCTTGAGCCTGAGTTTGGCTTTAATTCATTTAGATAAGATTTAATAACCCAACGCAGACCCAGTAACAAACTTGTAGACACGGCGGTTACGCCAACGGCTATACCAACCCATTCGTTGGCTGTCATTTCGCATTAAGTCCATAATCAGCTTCTTTGCCGGACTTTGGATCTAATGCCTTGGCAAGCGGTGCAACTAATGCGCCAGCAAGGATTGCAAACTCTGGTCGGATATCAGCAACGATCGCTAATAGCACAGTAATACCGGAAGCAGCCACAGCTCTTAAATATGACTTAATTGCTGCCTTATGTTTGTTTGATAGTTTCATGCTTTGCCTCCTAGTAGTGGGATGTTAAAGAACTCTCCTGTTTGCTTTGGATGAAATGAAATATGGATGTGCTTAGTGTGGGGATTTATGCCCTTGTATTTACGCCAACGCCAGTTCAGTAGTTTGCTGGCAATATGATGATTGTGAATAACATATTTTATCCGCTTATCTGTTTTGCCAGCAATGCGTATTTGATCGGCTAAGTAAGCAGATATGCCTTCGGCTGCACCAAGATCCGTTGTAATATCGATAGCACAAACCTCGCCCGATGGCAAGGCGTTATGATCGGAAACTTTAGATCTCATTTGATGTTGTGCTGAAGCAATCCAACCATCTGATTTTCTAGATCGATCAGGAAAACAATCATCTATTTGCTCACGCATTTGAACAGCAGATTTGGACAACCAAGGTTTCATTACAAACCTAAAGCAGTTTTCAGATCCTCAAGGTTAAGTCCAACGCTTTCAAGTTTTTGCTCAATTGTTGGTGCAGATGTATCAAAAACTGCAACATGATCGGCAATGACCTTTTCGGCTTTTGTTTTATCTTTATCAGATATATCAAGCCACAAATCGCCAACCTCATCCATTGTGATTGATCCTTTGTCATTAGATATTTTTACATTAGCAGCATTTAATTCATTTCTTAATTGCTTGCCATTTAATTGATTTGGACTAGTAAATTTAATCATAATTATGCTCCTAAGTAAGTGCAACCAAAGACAGTTTGCGTGGCAGATCCACCATAAACATTTTTATTGCTACCGCCTTCATGTTCATATCTTGTATCAACATAATCGGCTGCTGCTAAATCTAAAACCAATGCCCATTGAGCATACATATTTGCTCCACCCGGAGAACTTGTTGCATAATAAAATGGAAGGTTATAGCTAGAATTATTTTTGTATAATGTTAAAGAACGACCATTTGATCCTTGCTCAGAGGCAATATATCCTTGAATTAGATACTTTCCGCCTTTGCCCGATGGAATTGTTATTCTGCCATTGTTTGTAGAATTATCGTGAAATCCATCAGTATCGGCAATCTCTTGATCAAAACTAACAATGGTTGATGTTGCGGTAGCAACTGATTGATTTGCTGATTTGTATAGAAGGCAACCAATAAAGGTTGGTGATCCACCGGCAGGAGCAGCCCAAGTTGGAACGCCACCTGCAACAGTTAAAACATTTCCAGTCGAACCAATTCCAAGTCTTGTATTTGTATTGGCTGTCGATGATCGATATTCAATATCGCCAAGAGTTGTTGAAGGGTTTAGGTTCTTGGTTGTTGTATCAACAGAAGTTCCAAGCGATCTAATAGCTGATGCGCCATCCTTGACCAACGCAGTATCGTCAGGCGTTGTCCAGCCATAGTTTGTAGTAGTTGCCATTTTTCTCCTATTATCAGGCTACGATTGTAGCGTATTCCCATGTCAAAGTTGGGCTTAAAGTGTTCCAACGCTCGCCTATCGGAACTGTGTTCCAACGCATTGCCACTTGGCTAAACGCCACCGGCGATAAATTGATTGTCAAAAATAATTCATTGAACCTTGTGCTCCAACGCCAACCCTCGACATAACCCTCAAATTCGCCACCTGAGATTTGGTCAGGCAAATTTTGAATGTTTAAGGGCTGACCCATAAACACACCCAAAAGGTTATCTCGATCGCTGTTATCAATCTGAGGATTGGTTATTGGAAAGGTTATAGATTGAAAGGCTGCCAAAGGAAAGGCACGCTGAGCAATGTATCTGTCTGCAACCTCTTCAGCATCTACACCTGAATGAATAGCAGAGTTAATGTTTTCGGCTTTGTAGCCATATAGTGCAATTGATTCTGGGCTTGTTGAGGTTTTTTGATTATTAAAATTATTTCCATAATTGATATAAATGTCGTTGCGGATATCTGCTGATCTTGTAATAGTTGATAATCCTTGACCTAAAGCATGTTTTGCATCTAAATCAACATAACCATTGGCTATTAAATAAGTCTGCCTGTGGTCTGCATCTGCATAACCAATATCTCCATTAGGTGCTTCATAAAGATAACCAAATGCGCTATCGGCAATAAAACTTGCAATGTTATAGACAGTATCAGGATCAGCAGATCTGCTTGACATTGTGTAAAGCCCTGGTTGATCGATTTCGCCTAAACCTTGATTACCTGCCGTTGCCCATGTTTCGGTTGCATTATAGGTTGCCCATGTTGTAGCAGCTGGGACATCATTCCATGATGCCAACAAAACGCTAGATAGCAACTCATAAATCTGGTCGCCGTCCTCATCTTGTGAAAGATTGTCGTTGTAGATTTCTTTGGCAAGTTTAACCAATGAACCCATTGCAAGAATTGTGTAATTTACAACTGTTGCTAATGATCCAGTTGCACCAACCTCAACAGTTACATCAGTAACATCTCCACCAAATAAATTTACATAAGTTCCGGAGCTATCTTTAACTTGCAAACTTAAACTATCGTTAATGTCAAATGGCAAGGTTTGACCGGATAAGGCAACTAGAGCAACCTGCAAATAAGATGGATTAGGTTGAGTATAAATATCATCTCGACCGGCTTGATGGGCAATATCGCTAATAGCAATGTCGGTGTAATCAACACCAGCAACAGTTAATTTCCAGTCAGGTGTCCAGACTGTCATTATCTAGCCCTAGTTATCCCGCTGTTGTATAGCTGGGGAACGGATCGGGATGCGCTTTGATTTAACACTTTTGCAACGGCTCTTGCAGCACCTTCAGAATCTACTGCTTGAACTGTAATGTTAGTGACTGCTGTTGTCCGGTTTTCTCTAGTGTTTGCCGGAACTGCTGGCAATGGTGCTGCGCCAAGCATTCCTGCCTGACTTGCACTTGGAGAAACATTTGGAATGTATCCAATATCTGCTCCGGGTTTAGCAATGTTAATAAATCGAATTGCTTGATTGGCTAGTTCAGTTAATCCACCAACTACCTCTCTAACGAAATTAATGAATCCTGCAAGAATGCCGGCAAGTCCATTAATTGCTTTACCAAATGTTTCAGCACCTTTTTGGCTTTCCGCTAATCCTGCACTTAATCCTTCATCTCCAGTCAATCCTGCAATAAACGCATTTAGTGTTGGGATTCCTGTGTTATTTAGGAATCCAATAAATTGTTCAACAGCTGGAAGCAAGGCAACGCCTAATGATTCTTTTGCCTCATCAAATCCAACTTTTAATCTATCAATCTTGCCTTGAAATGTTTCGGCATTAGCAGCTGCTGCGCCACCATAAAGATCTGATAGTTTTGCTTGAACTTCAGTAAAAGATAAAGTTGATAATTCTGCTTTTGATAAACCAAGTCCTAATCTGCCAAGAGCTGTGGTGTTTCCATCTTGAGCCCTGCCTAAAGCATTGGCAACAGTTTCTAATTCTAATCCTCGACCTTTAGCAATATCTAAAGCAAGGTTTAATAATTTCTGGGCTTCCTCAGTTGATTTTGTCGAAACCGCTAATCTCTGCATCGCTGGACGAAGTTGGTCATCAGCCACCCCAGTCGCTAAAGATGTCTTGAGAATCATTGCCTCAGTTGCCGCTATTTGGGCATCAGTAGCCCCTGTGGCTTCTCTTAAAGCATTAGCCAACCTTAACTGTGCTTGCTCATCCTCTATTGCAGCCTTGACCCCATCAATGGCTAATTTAGTGCCATAGGCAACGGCAGCAGCAGCAGCGACTGCGAATGCAGCAGCAGCCTTCTTGCCAAACTCTGAAATCTTGCTTGAATTACTTTCGACCGCTTTGTCGGCTTCGCCTAGCTTCTTTTTTAAGTCATCAACATCGGCAAGGATTGATAACTTTAATGTGCGATTACCGGTTGCCATTAGACCCATTCCTTAATGATGCGATTAAAACTTTCTTCCCACTTGTTAATCAATTCAGGCTGAATTCTGCGAAGGGTTGGATAAATGAACCATCCGCGAGATCCACGACCTGACCGCCCAGAATATGCAGGGAACTGTTTGAATTTATTTGAACCAAACTCAATACCACCCCATAGGGTTTGGGTAGTAGCACCACCTGAAAACTTCTGGCGTGCGAATCCATAACTGAATTCACCGATCTTACTTGACTTAGAGATGCTAACGCCATCCGCGACTCTTTGCGCAACTTTGCCAGCCTTTGTTCTTTGTCCAGCTGCTTGTTTAATTTCTTCAGATGCAAAATACGCCAGAGCAGCAGATTGACGGCGTGCTTCGTCAGTAGCTTGGTCATCCATAAGTTTGAAAGCCTTGTAAATATCGCGCAGATCTTTTTTATTGTATGCAATTGTTTCACTTGCCATACCTCTGCTCCAATACTTCGATCGCTGTTAAAATGTCTGCTGAATCAACCCATTCGCTCATTGGTATTTGTGTGGCAATTGCCAACTCAACCAATAATCTACTTAGGCTTCCTGCTGGGTGGCTTTTGGGTCTGCATCACCGACTATTACATCGCTGAT